GAATGCCAACTAAAATTAAACCACATTTTAGGAGTGGTGGCTTCTACGGTTACCCGGAGTTGCACACTACCCAAGAATATGGTTTTAGTGAATACATTTCGTACTCTACGAGTAGAAAAGTCAACGGTAAATTTACCGCTTTTCTTCCATGTGACCATAAAAAGCTTACCAAACCTGGTAGCATCTATGTTCACTCTGGTGGGGGAGGCGTCGTTTACAACTGGGCCCATCCTGAGGCTATGCCTTGGGATCAGCTCGTTGCCTACGGCCTCTCTCAAGCCCATCTTGGGCTCGATTTCCAGGAAAACAATAACTTCGAGATAATCCCTTTCCTTATGGATTGGGACTCTACGATGGCTATGTTCTCTAAGAAGTTTATTAGGGAACTTTCCTACGGAGCGGTGACATGGGGCGTTATGCCTTTCATGTCAGATCTTCGATCTCTAGCCGCTTCTCTGGAGGACATTCACAATGGCCTCCTAAAGTCTTACGAAAAGATCCTTGGTAAAAGGATCACTCGTCGATTCACTTGGAATATGGAAACGGAAATTCCGTACCATAAACTTAGTGCTAACGGGCATACGACAGTCTTCGGTGTTGTTGAAGGGAACAATTTCCTTCCTCAATCACCAAAAGAACTCGTCGAAGTCCTCCTCGATGAAATAGGTTTACACCTAGATCTTAAGACAGCTTGGGATGTTATCCCGCTATCCTTTGTGGTAGATTATTTTCTACCCATCGGGGATATGCTTGAAAAGCTTTCTCCGCGTGGATGGTTTAATCCATCATTCACGCTTACCGGAGGCTACTCAGTCAAGTATACGCTGGTCGACCAGTTCTATTCTCCAAACCCTAACGAGTTTGGAGACTCATCTACCTGGACTCACTATGTACGTGCACCCGGTTCCTTGACTTTAGGGTCAAGGCCACCCGTTGAACCGAAATTTCAGTCCCCTTCGTTTCGTGAGTTATTTAACTCGCTATACCTAGGTAACCAAATGCGAAAAAGGTAGATTCGCTTCCGCCGATCCCCAGATTAGGGCAACGTCGGAAATTCCGTTTTCCAAATGCGCCAGATTAGCGCCTCTTTGGAATCATTCAACGGTAATTGCTGTGGTGGCTTTTGCCGTCCTACAACAAATAGGAGTGAACGTGAAATGGCATTTCAAATTGTCACCATCGGTGTTAATGTCTTTAATTCTGTTGGGAACGGTTTATACCAGCTTTCTAGTGTGCTCTTTGGCGCACCAGGAAACATGGTCAAGATCACTGGCGGTAAGAAGTCTTCAAAGACTTCACCGACTAGCGCATCAATTTCCCGACACCTGGAGAAGGACTTTACAGTAAACGGCGTTTTACAGCGTCGTAAATGTTCTGTCGTACTCCAACTGAGTGTACCCGAAGGCTTCACTACAGAAGAAGTCGACGGCCTCGTCTCAGATCTCAGCACTTTTGCTGATCCAACGACATTAACACGCATCTTGATGGGTGAATCTTAGTCTCCGCTCCATTCGGTTTTAACCTGAGGAGCGAACCATGATCCGTCCAAAGAACCGGACTCGTCCGATTCTTTATATCAAGTCGGTGCTCAAAAAATTGAGTATTGACCTACTATTGGACCCCCATGACGTAAACTATGTCTTACGACGCCTTCAACAAGAAGGTCCTAGTTTCGTCACGAAAATCCTTCCCAAGTTTTCAGCCTACGCTGTCAGATCATGCGATCTGGGTAGGCCGCTTTCTATATTAGAAAGTGGTTTGACCCATTTTTCTTGGTCAGGACGCGCTCCCCGCTTTATGCGAGGTTTGCTTTTGGAGGCTATTAGTGGTAATTCCACAAGTCTCTGGAAGATCAGACAATTTTGTGACTACATGTATAAACTTTGTTTCGGCTACTCCGATAAGGAGATCAAAAAAGCCGAAGCGAAGTATGTTGCCACAGATGAGAGTTTAATGGGCTCTACAATCCCTTGGGACGTGACTGAGGAAACTCGTGTTTTATTCGAGAACCTCTTTCCACGGCTGTCCCGTTCTTGTGTTAATGACATATACAGCGTTCGAACACGGTATGGCCCCGGGAGTTTTTGTAACTCCAAATGGCATGTTCAGAGTGTTAAAGCTCCGAACTATTCTGTGTATAAGAAGCTGCCTTCCGACTTAGTCGGTCTATGTCCAAAACACTTGAGGGCATTCTCTGGTTACTTCAAGGCTTATCAAACTTCAGGTGAGTCTGTAAAGACTCCTGAATCGGACCGATATGCGGAACTCCAGTTTGTCCCTAAGGACTCACGTGGACCACGCGTTATATCCATGGAACCGCCTCTTCTGCTTAAAGCGCAGATGGCTTACCAAGATTACGTATCGGAGGCTCTAGAAACAGAGTCTAATTTTAGAATAAACTTCCGTTCTCAGGAGACGAACCAAGAATTATGCAGGAAAGCATCAATCGACAGGACCAATGCAACAATCGACCTGGAAGAAGCGAGCGATCGCATCAACAACGTGGCAGTGAAGAGGGTGTACAGGAATTCTCCTGGACTCCTACATTTCGCCGTCCACGCCAGGTCGACCCACGTTTGCTTACCGAGCGGCCGGAAAATCCGGCTCCGTAAGTTCGCGAATATGGGTAGTGGCTTGTGTTTTCCAACACTTGCTTTGGTAGTTTATCTACGCGCGGTTATTGGCGTACATCGGTACTATCGAAGCACTCCTATTAAAGAGTGTGCAAAGATGGTATATGTTTACGGCGATGACCTCATAGTTCCCCGTGCAGCGGTCGAAAGCGTTTTTAAAAGTCTTCAGCAATTTGATCTGAAGGAGAACGCTAACAAAAGCTACTACATGGGTTACTTCCGAGAATCGTGCGGTGCCGATTACTACCATGGCGAGCCTGTCATGCCAACCCGTTTAAGGTTGTCGGGCTCTGGCTTAGATCCGATCGATAATTATCGGAACGGGTATATCCCTCTAGGTAAGAGTAAGGGCCGGAACGTAAAGCCGGATCAATCCCTACTCCAACTGGAGCGTCATTGTCGCGAGTTAGTCGATGCTGGTTTAACAACCTTATCTGACTATTACTACTCGCAGCTTGAACGCTATCTTGGAGATATGCCTAAGGTGTCTAAAGACTCTGCTGCTCTAGGGAGATATGATCCTTTACACGTCGCTAATCTGGCGACAAAGGGTTACATACCTGTTGCAACTTACGTCCACTTTAGCACAGTCTGCCCTTACAAGGGCATTGGCGCGTGGAGTATAAGCGTCAACGGTCTAGGACAAGACTGGAGTCTCACACCCGAGAGGCACTCAGTCTCATTAAAATGTCGGGTACTGGAACCCGTTACTTTGACCCCATATGGTCTAGCAGAAGTGCCAGATTATGTGAAGTCTTCGGTGAAGAAATTCACTAAGTAATAGGGAGGGGAGAACAAAGCAGGGTAATCCAGTTGTAAGGTGTGG